GAATATCTTTCTCTTCTTCAGTAAATTTAGATTCCAATCTCTCGAACCATTTATTATTAATTTTAGTTAAACACTTGTTCATAAATCACTCCTTTGATGACTAGGTGTTTTTACTCAATCATTGAGTAAAAATCAAGGCGAATCATATATAATTATTATGAAGAAATTTTCATAATGGCTAATTGACAAAGAAATTAATGAATGTGCTGAAATTATATTAAAATATAATGTTGATGAAGGTGCACTAAACTGGGCAGGAAAATTAGCCGGTGGAGCAGCAGGAGTAATGGCAGGTCAAAAAGTAGGCTCTGCTGCTGGTGGTGTTCTTGGTAAAATGAGCGGAGTGCCCTTCTTAGGCAGCTACGCAGGCAAGAAGCTGGGAGGCATCGCAGGAGCCGCTGGAGGAGGTACATTGGGCTGGAAGGCCGGTGGAGCCTTAGGACAAGCAGCGGACGATTGGATGGCTAATAAAGCAAAAGCCGGAGCAGAAAAAGTAGCAGACGCAGGCAGATCAATTATGGGCATGGGAGCCAGAAATAATCCAGAATTTAAACAAGCCAAATCTTCTGTAGAACAAATAATTAATAATGCTTCTAATTTAGCTAAGTCCAATCAAGGATTTCAATCTGTTTTGCAAATTGCACAACAATTAAAACAAGCCCTGTATCAAGCAGTAGGCCAATAAACAGCTTAAATTTAATAACTTATAGCATGGTCTGCTTTTTCAATGTTTTTTATCATAATTTTCTTTGTATTTTTTAGCCCTGCAAAACTTACAAATATTCTTGCCTTTGCTAAATTCTTCTATTAAAAGTATTTTTTCACAATTATCACACTGTTTTTTACCCTCGTTTTCATAAGGATTAATTTTCTTTTTCTTGGACCCTTTGCCAGATATACTTCCTCCTTCTCTTTCACAAATATATCTACCATTTCTTTTTATATTGCGATCATAGGTTAATTTTAAAGGATTGTGATTCTCTTTGCAATACTCACAATAAATTTCCACATTATCTCCAGCAATGTGATTTTTATAATATTTTTGGGCTTTATTTTTATTTATTTCTTTTCGATATGCATGATAATCAATTCCAGTGTTTTTTGTCCTGTAACCATCTGCCCATAGTCGAATTTGACTATATGTCATTCCCAAATCATCTTCTGTCATTACTTGAAAATCCCAGCCGTTTTGAAGCGCGTACTTTCTACTATCTTCTATTTGATCTTTAAACTCATCTAGTCTTTTCTTAGGCTTCATTTCAATCGCTTTTTTCTTGCCGCTTTTATAAGTAATAAGACAATCTAAACATCTTCCTCTTCCATTTATTTGAAATAATAATTGGGTTTCAAAATCTAATACCTGTTCATTAGAGTCTAGTAGCCAACAAAGTCTAAGTTCGTAAGAAGATTCATAGAACAACTTTCTGCCTGTTTTCTGGGATTCAAAAACTCCTCTTCTTTTGGATTTATCATACTTGTGGACAGAATGATTTTCAGCCGTTATTATAGAAAGTTTTTTCTTAAGTTCTTTACCTTTTTCTGTTCCATAAAATTTTTTTTTAGCTTCTGCCATTTTTTGACATGTTTCTGGGGATCGCTTGTAAGAGTTGGTTACTGATATTTTTTTTCTACCTTCTTTTGTGTAACAACAAGTTCGACATTTAAAAATGCCATGTTTTTTAATGTTTCTTGCTGCCGAGTCTTTATTTGTTATTGCTTGATTTTTACACCCATCTACGCTACATGATATTGAGATTTTCTCTCTAAAACTGTTATTTTCATATGCTGCTCTGAATTCTTCAAAATTCATTTATTTTTCTTTTTATTTTTAAGTGTTTTTTTTATTGATTCTGATATTTTTTGCTTTGTCTCATCAGATAATTTGGACATTTCTAGATTTTTATTCCAACCGGCCGAACATCCAAAAATAAGATTTTTTTCCCATATCTCAGGATGCTCTTTCATGAATTGGCTTTTTCTTTTAATAATACCCGCAGTTTGGGCGGCCTTTACAGACTCAGAAAGTTTAGAACGCCACTCAGGAGTTTTCTCTTTTCCTTTTTGGCAACATGATTTGCATATTTTCAAAAAAGGCTGCTCACCGGTCATCCAAGGCTTTCTGGCCTTTACAGATCTTTCCTCGCCACATTCGGTGCATTTAATTTTATACAATACTTTCTCCTATTCTAATTATAGTAGCACAAAATCAAATTACACGCAATAGAATTTTGTTTCCTAATGGAATAATTTTTAAAAACAAAAAACCCTTGGCGTTTCCACCAAGGGTTTATGTTTGTTTTGACCGCAAAATGCAGTGTAAAACTAAATTACAAAATTAGCGATGCTTAGGCGGGCATAGAACTTTGCTCCCTCTCTAAGCAACTTCTTGCCATACCTTGTTAGAATTCCCTTGCGTGGGCAGAAGGATTCTGGATCGAGTACGACTGGTGTTTGAGTGAGCGGTACGTATGGGCAATAGAAATATCCACTGTCCATATAACTGTCACCCTTATAGCCCATAAGGATTTGTCCGCTTGGGAACAATGGATCCTTATACAATCTCCAGCGATTGTTTACAGTTCCGACATATTGAATGCCAAGTGAACTTGTAAAAGTCTCTGAAGGCGCGGGCGCAAACCCCGCAGTTGCCGTTTCAAAAATTGATGCAACTTCTGGGCTTGTTACGAGCCAGTTGCAACCACCACGAAGAGTCTTACGATGAACAACGTTGCTGACTTCAACAACTTTGACATAGAGTGACTCATATTTTTCCTTGATGGTATCACCGAGGGCTGTATTGAAGTCCCAAGATGCGACTGTTCCGGCATTATTGCGAAGATCTCCGAGAACTTCACGGTCGATTTCAAGATTGATTTCTTGAGCAAGAACGGCAGTTAGTTCGGCTTCAGCATCGAGGTTGTGCTGTGAGCGGAGGTCTTGTTGGGCCTCATAGCTCCAGACGGCCTTTAGCTTACGAGTCTTAGCTGCAATTTCTTCTGATTCAACAACGAGGTTGACTTCTGGAAGATCTTGGTTGCATTCCATGTTGTATTCATAGCTGACTACGACACTGTTTGCACCTGGATCACTGTTCCAGGTAAGTTCAACTTCACCTGTTGTTAGATCTAAACTACCGGCAGTTGCCTTGGCAGCAGGAGATCCGATGTCACTGAATGTGAATGTTCCACCTTGAGCAACAACGAATGTTTGAACAGCTGTTGCACCGTCATAAACGGTTCCAGTCATGGTTCCAGCAAGAACTGGAGTGTGTTCGACTGAGTGAACAGATGTTGTGTCACCACCGGCGTCAGCTTGTGTTTCATTCTCAACAAATTGATGAGAATAATAAACACTTAGATTGGCATCACCGCTAGCAAGCTGCTGTAAGCTGTTTGCATCGTCGGTTGGGAATCCGCTCTTTGAAGCACCACGGACTGCGCCCTTGTTGCTTCCATAACGGAATCGTAAATAGTAAACTAACCCAGTTGGGCCGAGCAATGGTTGAACTGAAACGACCTTATTGGCAATTAGTTGTGGGTAAATTCTTCTTACAAGAGGAATTGAGATTCTTTTGAACTGGGCTACGTCGCCGCTATCAGTTGAACTCTCGTTGATGAGCCTTTGGTTTTCTAAAAGAACGGCAGTGCAAGAACGTGTGTACTTGTCATTGATGTTCTCTAGCAAACCTGTTTGTGCCCAACGAGACTCAAGCTCTCTTGCTTCATTTAGAAACTTAGCATTTGCTTGCATAATATTTATTTCTCCTTGGTTATACTAAAGATTATTCGCTTGCCTTTGTTCCGGCGAGGACTTGCATCTGACGCAAGAACTCTGGATCTAGGCTTTCTACTAAAGTTGTGTCAACATTTTCCTTTTTCTCTACAGTCTTATTGTCACTCCATTCTGCAACAAGTTCAGGATCGTTGACAGCACGTCCTCTCCCCTGCGCATTCTTCGCTTTCTCTGCTCTTTCTTGCTTTTCCTCTTTGACCTGTTCGTTAATCATTTGTTCTGCTTTACGAACTGATTCATTGAGTTTATTATTTTCTGTGCTGAGTCTGATATTTCTGGCTTCAAGAATCTTTGTTTGACTCTTGAGTTCTTCAATTTTCTTCTCGGCATCAGATAATCTTGAATTGACTACATTTGTATAGTCTTCATCGGAAATGTAATCTGATACGCATTCTACAACTCTATCAAGAACAACTTTTTGTTCGGCTGTTCTTGGGTCATTTACGATTTCACGACGAGCTGCTTCGTAAAGTTCTTGACCTTTGAATTGTAAGAAAGCGTCTACTTTATCAACCATATATTCTTTCATTTCTGAAAGTTTTTGATTGAATTGTTCGTACATTTCAACTTCAATATTTTCGTTTTTAGCTTTTTCAGCCTGTAACATTTGGTATGCTTCTTCATAACCTTCTTCCATAGAAGATTCAAATTCTTTTTGTTGAACTTCTAAACGTTTACGAAGGTCTTCGATGATAGCATAGGCTTCTTGATAGCCTTTTAATGCTGTTTCTTCAGTGCCCTTTAGCTCTTTAGAAAGTTCGGCATAGGCTTCTTCAAGCTTGGAGTTATACTCCTGCTCACATTCCTGCTTTGCTTTCTCAAGCTCTAATTTTACTGCCTCTGATACTTCAGTTACGGCATCTTCAGGAAGTAATTTTGTCAATGCTTCTACAATTTTTTCCATTAGCTCAACCTCTCTTTGCTTTGATTTCATTGGCTTGTTTTTGGACAATGCCACCTAGTGCAGCAATAATTAAATCTTTGCTGATGTTATGTATGCTGCTACCTTCATTTTTTTTCATAAATTTAGGATTTTCTAGGGACACAGGAATAGAATCCACACTTTCTTTAGAGACTACGCGCTCTTGAAAGGCTTGCGAAGTGCTTGGGTCGGCCACTGCGTCAAAGGTGATTAGCTTATAACTTTCACCTATAACTAGTATTCCTTCCTCGTTCACTTTGCCATTACCAACTCCACGACTGCTTATCCCTACTCTAACGCCATCATTAATTAATGATTTTAGAATTTTCCCAGCAGGTGTGTTTAGTATAATTCCTTCACCCATAAGTGTTTTTCCTTCCCACCATAACTTCGTAACCTTATGAGAAGCATTAGCAAAATGGATGATTGAATCTGTCGGATGATCTAATTCTCCAATTAGTCCTCCTTTGGAGATGCATTCTGTAAGTGCTTTAACATTTGTGTTTAGCACTTCAAATGGATACATCCTCTTATTCTTATTAACCGCCTCAGCCTCTTGAAATTTTCCTTTGAATTTAACGGTTCCGTTAGATCCGGCGGACTCGTGCAAATCCATTTCGTTCAATACGGCAGAACATTCTCCAAGAATCAGTCGATTTTCATAAACTGTCCCAGGAGTGATATCATGTTCAAGCAAAATGTGCATGATCACCTCCTAAAGTTTACTCTACGTCCTTGCTCACTGAACCTGTATTTTTTACATAAGGGTTTTGCAAATTGGGCCAAGTATCTGAACTGCCCCAATGAGCTAACTGACCAGAATCAGAATCTACGTCTGCTTCTCCCTTCATTTTGTATTCGCCATTGTTTAGAAGATAAGGATTATCTAGGCTTGGATAAACACCCTCGCCACCTTCGTTTGAGAATCCATCATTTTCTAATTCACTGGTAACACCATCATCTTCGCCTTTACCTTGACTGGCTGATGATTTATTATTTTTTCCTGCAAAGTCACTAGCAGGTGAATAACTCATCTTAGCTTTTTTAGCCATGGCAGGATGCTCACCAGAAGCATTTACTACTGGTTCTTCTTCTTGCCAATCCATGGTTTCTAGATTTGTTTCTACCAAATCATACAACCAAGAAGCAGCTTCTGAAGCTAATTCTAGTGATGGTTCTGACTCTTGTTTTATAACCTTGAGAAGTTCTTCAAGATATTCTGAGGCTTCTACTGCCAATTCAACATCTTGTTCTTCTTTAGCCATCTCATGAACTCCTCTTAGAGTTTCATAAAGATCAACAAATACTTGCATTTCTAAAGTTGTTGTTTCGTCCAATTTTTTATAATATTGTTCAACAACATTTTTGAACTCTGAGTATTTATCTTGTGAATTTTCACTAACAGTGGAACCGGATAGTTTTACAATTTTTGCAACTCTATCTGTGTAAACTTCATGAGCTGTTCTGAGCAAACCTTCAGCAATAAACTCGCATGTTTGGTCGTCATAATTTGAAGCGTTTACTGATTCTAAGGCTGTTTTTACTTCGTTAGCTAGTTCATTTTGGGTAAGATATAGAATGCCGGGCCATTTAGAAACAGCTTTTTCCAAAGATTCTGTAAAAGCTGCGTCGTCGGACAAGGCGTTTTGCTTTCTGATTTCACCAACTGCTTTGGCAAATTCTACATCTTCATGAACTTTTTTAGATGCATTTCTTTTCACAACAACATCTGTGTGCAATGTTTTCCAATTGAATTGGAGCATTTTTGCTTCGTTTCTTAGTTTAGTTGTTGGAATCTTAACGGCAACAGTATTTCCTGTTTCGTCACGTTTGACTTCGGAATTTTTTAGAACTGGGCCATTTTCATAATAATCGACATAATCAAGAACATTCTCAGCTAAAATATGCCATTCTTTTACCATGTGGCCAAGTGCTGCTCCCATTCTTTTTCTATTTAAAGCCCAAGCTTTTTTCTTGGAATCTGATCTCTTTTTATTGGCAAGTTTTTTGCCTTTGGCTCTTGCCAACTTTGTTTTGGCACTTTGGTGCTTCTTGGGAGTGTCGTTCCAATAGGCCACCTTGTATTTGCCTGTTGCTTTTCCATTCTTTCTAACAGGAACCAATCTTCTCTTTCTAACTTCTGTAAATATTCTTTTTGTTCCTGGAAGTCCCATCCATTCTGCAAATAAAGCTTCTGCTTCATTTTCTTTTGATTCAACTAGGCAATCTAGCATTTTTGAAAGAGTATCTTTTGATTTGGCTCTCTCTGATTCCTCGTTGATAATCAATTCTTGTATATTGTCAAATTCAACAAATCCATTTTCTATTTTGTAGTTGGCATGAACAAAGTTGCCGTCGATGGATTCAAAAATAACATCTTCTGATCCGTAGCAATTTAGACTTACTGCTTCTAAATCTAGTGCTTTTGCCAAGTAAGATGCCGCCTCTTCAAGTTCTCTTTGTGCGGTAGAGAGCGAGTCTTGTTTGATTCTTTCAAACACGTCAAATT